GCAGATAGTAAAATGGTGAATGTACAAGTACCTTGCATGGAAATGTGGGGCGAGGCATGTCCAATCTTGGCTGAAGTACGTCCTTGGTTCAAGGATGCTAACTTGGAAGAAATGGGTCGCAAATATTGGAAGAAACGTAGTTATCTGTTCCAAGGCTTTGTAAGAGAAAACCCAATTGGAGACGACAAGACTCCAGAAAATCCAATTCGTAGATTTATCATCAGCCCACAGATCTTTAACTTGATCAAGAACGCCCTGATGGATCCTGACATGGAGAACTTGCCAACTGACTACAGTGCTGGACTTGACTTCAACATCAAGAAAACTTCAAAAGGTGGTTATGCTGACTACAACACATCAACATGGGCACGTAAAGAAACTGCTCTTAATAGTGATGAAGCAGAAGCAATTGAAAAGCATGGTTTATATGACCTAAACGACTTTTTGCCCAAGAAGCCTACAGACGTTGAATTGAAAGTAATCAAAGAAATGTTTGAGGCCAGTGTAGATGGACAACCTTACGATCCAGATCGTTGGAGCAACTACTACAAGCCCAGTGGCTTTAAAGGTGGTAGCGGTGTTGATGCAGATGCATTGCCCGAAGCCAAGCCCGTGGCACAAGCCAAACCTGCTCTCAGCGTAGTAGCACCCACAGTAGCTGAACCTGAAGAAGATGATGATGCTCCGGTAGCAACAGCACCTGTTGTTGCACCAACAGCAGAAGCCAAACCATCAAGCCAAAAAGCTGAAGACATTTTGGCCATGATTCGTAACCGTAAATCTACAACTTAATCTGTAGATACTTGTGACCAGCAGGGGAGTTACGGTTCCCCTGCTTCTACATCATGCTCGCATACCTAGATCCAATACTGTTTCCCGATCAATATAAGATATACGAACTCACACCCAATCAGTTTGTATATCCTATATATAAAAATGCCAGCACCACAATTGCCAAAACAGCCATTGCCGATGTACCCTATTACAAACATGCTCAAATACAAGTGATAGACATATACTTGCGTGAACCATTTGATCGTTATGTAAGCGGAGTACAAACATACCTTCGATATCGTCCCGAACTTGATCGAGCAACGGCATTACGGTTCATTGATGAGTTTTTATTTTTAAATAGTCATTTTAGTTTACAGTTTCATTGGATTGTAAATCTAGCACGCCATAGAGATGCATGGATGCGTTTTAGGCATGTTGATGAACTAAAAAGCACCACAGACGCAGTTTGGAATACGCTAACACGTGACCAAACACTGGTTGATCATTTTACACACAATAATAAATTGAATTTTTATTTAGAATTAGATAAATTGATTTATGAAAATTTTATTGGGACCACAGTTAGCTTTCGACAAATATGCGAACGTATACGGCATGATAGAAAGCATCTATACGATGAAGTAATTCAAAGAAGTCAAGATATATGCAATGTCCTAGGCTAAGACACTTTGTGAGATTTAACAGCAATGGCTCGGTGAGTCGTTGTGGGCATATGGTCAATGCTCCCGAGTTTGATAATTTAACTATCATGGACATGAGTTTTTGGTTACACAATGTTGAGCTATCGATGCAAGACAACACATGGCCCAGTGAGTGTATACGATGCCAAGAAACTGAATCGGAAAACGGCGTCAGTGTTAGACTACACGCAATTGAGTTTGATCAAAAGCAAACTGTAAAAGATTATTTGACTGTTGGCGGAGTACTAGACAATACTTGTAATAGTGCCTGTTTGACCTGTAACGAGGGATTGAGTACACGAATTGGTAGCTTGCGATCTCGGGTATTTCCTATAGTAAACAACTCTAATAAATTTTGGAATTTGCCACTAGAGCGTATAGTGCACCTGGACATAAATGGTGGCGAGCCCAGTTACAGTAAAAATTACAAACACATATTGGCAAACTTGCCACCAAATGTAAAAAGCGTTAGACTCAACACAAACTGCAGCACGGTGTTGCAAGAACTCTTGCCAATTATCTATCGTGGTATTCATGTGACAGTGACTGTTAGTTTTGATGGAATTGGTGAATTACACGACTTGGTGCGTTGGCCTATTAAATGGACAGAGTTTTACAAGAATTTAATGATATATAAAAGTATGCCCATTAGATTAAATCTTTGGACCACTGTGAGTGTGTTGAATCAACATCAACTGCCCGAACTAATTGCGTTTGCTCGCAAGCACGAAATAGATCATGAATACGCTTACCTAAAGCATCCCGCAGTACTCAGTGTTGAAAATAAAGATCAAACCTCTATAGATGCATACATACAAGAACAAAAACAATTAAGAAATATATGCTAAAACCTTTTGTAGAATTGCAATGCGATCAATTGGAAACAATATCAATCAAAATGATGCAGTTTATCAATGACAAAATTGAGTCACGACAAGAAGGTTGGTGCTTTTTAAACACAAAAGATGTAATTGACAAGATTCCCGAGCTTGTGATGTTTTTTAAAAAGTATAAACTTTATCCAATGGATTCGGCTGTTACAATTTTATACGATGATTTGGATTTACACGTTGACCCAATGCCAGTGATTGCAAAAATCAATATACCAATATCAAATACTCTTGGTTGGGTGAATCGTTGGTACAACATCACTGAAGAACAATTGGCAAACACAAAACACATGGTTGATAGATTTGGGCAAACAAAAGAAAACATTGATGACTTAAAATTAGATTTATTGGCAGAATTACATGATTTATCACAACCCATAGTTTTTAACTCACGTTTGGCTCACTCGGTTGTCAAACTAAACCCAACAGCAACTCCAAGAGTCATAGCAAGTTTTACATTTCACAATCAACCCTTGGCACTACTTCAATGAAAATAGCAATTACAGGACACACTGCTGGAATTGGCAAAGCATTTGCTGAAGCATACTCGGAGCACGAAATAATTGGGTTGAGCAAACGAGATGGCAACAATATTCGCAACACGTTAAAAATTGCCAATGCTATAGAACCCTGTGATGTGTTTGTCAACAATGCACAAGACGGATACGCACAAACTGAACTACTGCTAGAAGTACACAAGCGTTGGGCCAATTTAGATAAACATATCATTGTTATAAGTACAATGATGACGCAACAACCTGTTGCACCCAAGAGCATGGAAGCATACCGATTGCAGAAAGTTGCACTAGAAGATACTGTGCGACAACTGCGTTTCACCATGCGCTATCCTGAAATAACCATTGTGCGTCCAGGGCGAGTTGATGATCCGGCAACTTGGGTAGCAACTCTAGTTCAATTGTTCAAAACCGCAGAACACAACGGCTTTTCTATTCCCGACATATCACTACGATGACACCCAAAGACATATTGACCAATAAAGCATTTTGTCCTTTGCCATGGACAGGATTTTACATTGGTCCCGATGGTGAAGTAAAGAACTGTATATGCAGCAAAGAAAGCATTGGCAATACCCTAGATTCACCAGTGCTTGACATACTCAAGGGTGCAAAAAACACGCAGGTCAAAGAAGAAATTCTAGCACGTAACAAGCCCTACACCTGCAGTTACTGTTACAGTCTAGAAGAAAACAAAACCAGCTTAGACATAGTGAGCAGTCGTGTGTACTACATGCGAGAACTTAAATCTGTTGATCGCAAACTATACAACCAACCAGACAATTTTGATCTACATCACATTGACATACGTTGGCGAAATACCTGCAACTTTGCCTGTGTCTATTGCGGGCCCACCTTGAGCAGCAAATGGGCCTCAGAATTAAAAATAGAAGTGCCACAACCCAGTCGAGAAAGGCTAGCAGAATTAAAACAATACGTATTTGATAATGCACACCAACTCAAAAATATCTACATGGCGGGCGGAGAACCTTTGCTGATAAAAGAAAACGAAGAGTTGTTGGAACTGTTGCTCAAAGTCAATCCCGAGGTGACATTGCGAGTAAACACCAATCTAAGTCAAACCAATACCCGTGTATTAGATTTGTTGTGCAAGTTCCGCAACGTGCATTGGACTGTGAGCGCCGAAAGTGTAGGAGAAAAATTTGAATACATGCGTTATGGTGGCAGTTGGAGCGAGCTTAACGAAAATCTAAAACTGATTCAAGCACTGCCGCACAAGATAACCTTCAACATGATATGGGGCATACTGAATTATTCTGCCATATATGACTGTATTGATCATTTTAGAGAGTTGGGGTTTCATGCCAACAGTTTTATATTAACTGCCATCAATGGACCTGCATGGTTAGATACCAGACACTTGCCGGATTATAAATTAAAAGAAATTGATGCCAGTCTTCACAAACGGATTGCGCAGAATCCCGGCTTTTTGCTTGAAGATGGCTACAGAAATTTATCGGCCCACATCAATAGGCCCTTTGACAAATCGTTGTCGGCGTCGTTAACCAAGCTACAAGAAATTGATCAAAGACGCGGACTAGACAGCCGCAAAATTTTTACAGATTTATATGACTGTTAATTCTATAGCATTTGCACTTGATCCCGTCAACGTGCCCAGCTTCTTGGTAGATTGGGAGTTGACCAAACTGTGCAACCTAGATTGCACCTATTGCCCCACTGGCATGGAAGGCGGTCACGACAACACCACCGCACATCCCTCGCTTGACGATTGCTTACGCACCATTGACTTTATGTATCAATACATAGATTTGTACATGACTCACAAAAAGCCCAGCCAACGCAAAGCCATCATAAATGTTTACGGGGGCGAAAGTTTGTTCCATCCCGACATTGTGGAAATATTGACTGCTTGCAGACAAAAGCATACAGGCTACGATTGGTATCTCACCATTACCTGCACCACCAATGCCATTGTAGGACAACGGCAATGGGCACGTATAGTGCCCTTGGTTGATGAATTCACCATGAGTTATCATGCAGAAAATTTACCAAAACAAAAAACTCAATTCAAAAACAACTTGAAATATCTGCAAGAACAAAACAAACGTTTTACTTGTATGATCATGATGCATCCGCAACTGTGGGACGAATGCACAGACATAGTGGATTTTTGTTCGGCAAATGGCATGCGCTATGTTAAAAAGCCCTTGGACAACAACAATGACAAATGGGCCTATACTCCTGAACAGTTTGGTGAGTTGACCGGCAAGCCCGTTACATTTACCAAAAAGATCATCAGTATACAAGAGGGCAGGCAGTGTTGCGGCGGCAGGCGACTGAGCATAAACGGCGATTTACGATCTAATACAGGTTTTGTTGCACAACAAGGCTTTAAAGGTTGGAGTTGCAGTGTCAATTGGTTCTTTTTGTTTATAAGACAAGCCAATGGTCTGGTTTATACCAATAAAGATTGCCAAATGAGCACAAGTGGTGCGCAAGAGCCACTTGGGGAATTATCACACAGTGAGCAAATTTTGGCCAGACTGGAATCGCAATTGCAAAATGGCATGCCAATTATAAAATGCCAAAAACCCATTTGCCGTTGTGGATTTTGTGCACCCAAGGCTCAAAATGAAAAGGATTTTTTAGATATAATTTGTAGGAATGTGCCCGTTGACATATTCCAAAAAACATGTTAAACTTACTTAAAGGAAAATAATTATGGCAAAAGCATTTGATGTTAGCAAATTTAGAAAAGGTATCACCAAGAGCATTGATGGTATCAGTATTGGATTTACCGATCCCACAGACTGGATCAGTACCAACAACTATGCATTGAACTATCTGATCTCGGGCGACTTTAATCGAGGCATCCCGATGGGCAAGGTGACTGTGTTTGCCGGGGAATCGGGCGCAGGTAAAAGTTTTATCTGTTCAGGTAACTTGATTAAAAATGCACAAGCACAGGG